GGATATCCCAATGAACTTGATAGGCATGAAACATACCCGTAAGGTTTTTTACCGTCACTCCACCTGTACATCATCTCAGTAGGAACCATAAACACAAGAAGAACAAATACAATGTCAATGTATATGAGAAACATGACAAAACGAACAAAGCATCTCATAATCATTCCTCCACATCCCCTAAAAGAAGTTTCTTTGCATAACGCAACGCAAACTCCCAATTGTAATAAAACGTACCTAGCAAATCAAAAAACAGGCTATACACGGAATCCTTGTCACCATCGGGAACGGAATACATGATATCATCCATCATACGGATATCATCACTGAACCTGGCATTCTTTGTCGTATAACGCCACAAACCGCCAACGGCAAGTATCTTGGCGTGTTCATAAACATGACCGTCAATGGAATATACATCACAAACGTAATCATTAAACCAATCCTCATTGTCCAGCACACCACTAACAGGACTTGCCGACAAAATCATATTAACAAACACACCAAAATGACAATACTGCTTTATCTTACCCGAATCATTGTCAAACTCAACCTTGAAAGCATCCTTGCCGCTCTCATTAATACTGCAAACCATGTCACTTACGTAAAGCGTCTTTAACCACTGGCTGAAATTATACCTTTTCAAACCAGTCCTGTTACGAGCTTCATTTATCGCACACTGGGCATCAGACACACATGCATACCAATCAGAAGCCACACGAATACTTCTATCAAATAAAACAATCTCTTTATTATCCATATACAATAAAATTTTTCAGCAAAAATACATATTAAAGCAATATGGCAAAAACAATAACAGTTAAACAATATTAAAACAAGAAATACGAAACAAACCACCCTTAAAACGGCAAATCCTCCTTCATTATATCATCAGCCTGTTGCAGAAGGTATTCGTCAGGATTATACTTCCGTCTTAGGACAATCTGGAACATTCTGTTCCTATTTTCATCCCACGCGGAAGTGACGGAATAGCCTTCCTGGCGTATCATGTCAACCATCTTTCTCTTGCTGTAAGGTCTTACACCACAGTCAATACAATATGCACTGTATTTCACATACAGGTCACGGTCACGGATAGCCTCAAGTTCAATTCCCCCATCAGCATCATACCCCGAATCGTAAAGATAGGACAGGACACTGTTGGAATCACGTCTTGCGTTCTCCGTAACGGATTCTATCGTATAACTTCTCGTAAACTCACCCTTGTTCTTCACAAACCGTCTTGCACCCTCTATTATCCAGTTGATAATGGCAGCCGATTCCTTTGACAGCTTCATCGGAAGAGATCTGTCCTGTTCCGATTCCTTGAACACACGATAGAACGGGATGACAAGAGAACGTCTGAAATGACCATAAGTCTGGTCCGAAACGGAAGGCATCTTGTTAAGGTTGGCCATGAAAGGCGGCATCATGTCGGCAAGGAAAGGCTCACCGAACGGAAGGCGTGCCATAGTAGGCTCACCGGATATGAACTTCTTATACTTTCCACCGCTCACATCCTTCCCACCCATCTCGGAAGCATAGTTGAGCAGCTTGCCGTTTATCATAGCTATATTGTACTCGCACGTAGACTTGTCACCCGACAGGTCAGCCATCTCCATATATGACACATTGTCTTTCCCCAGGGCATTGACAACAGCGTCAAAGAACACCGACTTACCGTTACTACCACAACCGAGAAGGTAACACATCTTCTCCATCTTGATCTTCTTCCTGTCAACAAAAGCACACCCCACAAACTCCTGTAAGGCATCCTGTGTATCCTTTACAGGGATCACATCGTCCAAAAACTTCTCCCACAACGGGCTGCGCGCCAACGGGTCATAATTGATATTGATACGTATGCACGATTCTATCATGGGCGAGAAATCGAACGTTTCCATCGTTTCCGTGTCAAGGACACAATTGTCAAACGTGATGAAGTTACGCTTGGGATTGAATATCTCATGCGTCACGTTCTTTACGATGGTACGGTAGAAACGCTCGCTCGTATCGGTCATGTACAGTTCGCTAAGACCGTTTATGCGGCACAAATCCATGCACAGGCGCATCAGATCCTCCTTCATCATGGGAACGAATATCTTACCGTCAAAAGCCATGATGGAACCGCTCCTGTGCCGTCTGAAATTGCACTCCCTGCACGCATCGGCTATGTCCATCTCGACCATAGCGGATATGGAACGCTTCCACTCGCCTTCATCCCTGGCTTTACGGAAACCGCGACCACCGCCCTTGTCCGCCAGCTTTCCCATAACGGAATCAAGGATGTATTCATAAGAAGCCTTTGCAGATTCAGCGACAGTCATTTTCCCCTCCTTTCTCTACCGATTCTACCGATTCTACCGATTCTACCGATTTCTCCCGGTCCACAACCTTCCCGAACATCACAACAGGATACAGGTCATAATCGTCCGTTGATATGTCAGGGCGTGAGTCCATATCATCAAGCGAAGAA